CAGGGATCAGGCCAGGGAAAGTCATTAGTAACATGGTTGCAAAACATATTATGAAACGGGTTGAAATTAAGATCGACGATCAGGTCAGCGGCCAGGTCTGGGATCAGGTCAGGGTTCAGGTCAGGGATCAGGTTTGGAATCAGGTCAGGGATCAGGTTTGGAATCAGGTTTGGAATCAGGTCGGGAATCAGGTCTGGAATCAGGTTTGGGATCATGTCAGGCATCAGGTCTATGAATGAGATTTATCGTGTCAATGGTCAAATTAAATATATGATATACGATCAGATTTACGATCGAATTGGAAAATCGGTATGCTATAAGGTTTACGATAGGGTTTATGATCGAATGAACGATGAATCCGTGCAACATATCAGAGATCGAGCATGGGAACATGTTATGAACATGTTATTGTATTGAGTATACGGATAGATAGATTCAAAAAGATCAGGCATTGGGATCGGGAAGATCGGGTTAACCCGATCCGGATATCCCGATCTTTGAGACCAGCTTAGCTGGTCCTTGCCTGATCCGAACATCCACTATATGGACCGGCAAATTGCCAGTCTTATGGACCGGTGTCCCGAGCGGTCGAAGGGGGCGGACTTTTAATCCGCTGTGCATGCACCACGTGGGTTCGAATCCCACCCGGTCTACCATTTATTAATGAAAGGAATACAATTGTTATGGATAAATTTACAGAAACGCTCTCCGAATTGCAGGATATCAGTTCGAATCTATCGGTGATCGATAGGTTGATCTTGCGATTGGAAAAATTGGAAAATCAGCTAGCCAATTTAGAAGAAGCAACAAATGAACGATTGGCGGATTCAATCGAGAATATCGATGTTAAAATCAACAATCTAGAAATGGATATCACAGATATGGAACGCAATATATCGAATATCCAAAACGATATCGTATATCTTGAAAACGATGTATCTAGATTGAACCGCGATATAGATAATGTGTTGGGATAAATATATTCAGAAAGATCAGGCATATGCCTGATCCGCTGCGGAATATTATATGAGAGTTTAAGCCGCGGCACCGAGGCCTCAAGGGATGTAGCCAAGCGGGAAGGCAACGGATTTTGATTCCGTCACGCAGAGGTTCGAATCCTCTCATCCCTACCATAAATCTATGATTGGTTCCAATATATGAAAATCGTAAATAAAATTAAATATGATTGTATGGATAAAGCACATTTGAAGTATGCTAAACATATCTCAGATAAAGTCTGGACTTCTGCAGTATATTCATTTGTAGATCCTATTCAAAGAAATATTATGGACAATGTTTGGTTTCATATATGGATGGTAAATGAAAACGAGGATTTTAAAACATGAACATGCAAAGTGTTCCAAGAAAAATAAAAAGAAAGAGATTTTTTCGTGAATTCATAGCGTGTGCCATAATATTGCTATTATTTTCATCTATTTTATGGATATTAGTATATCTAAATGGCAAATGGTGAATCAATTTTATAAACCATCTTGCGAAGCCTCTCGATGGCTCTCAAGAACAAATAGATATTAGGAAAATATTGTGCATTATATAATGTTTGGAATTGTATTTTTTATAATGGGAAGATCGTTGTCTTATGCCTTAAACAGAGAATATCGAAAATCGTATAATACAATGGCTATTGCTGTTGGTTTTGCATCTACTTATTTTATCGCGCTTCATTTTAAAATGATTTAAAATATTTTGTTTTCCATTTTTTAAATTTAATTTTGAGGAACTGGTAAACCAGTCTTCTAGAAGTTGTTGTATAAATATAAATACACCAACGGGACCACAAAATAATATTTGGTCTGCACAATCATGGAAAACAATACATGGCCGCAAAAGCAGCAGCAAGATCGGGAGATGCAGTTTTATCGCAATCGGGAGTTGGTAAATACTGCAATGGTCCTATGATGACAACAACAGGTACCGGTTCTCCAACTGTTTTTATAAATGGACAACCTGCGGTTAGACTTGGCGATTTAGTAGGTCCGCACCCATTTCATGGTTGTGGTCCAGATATATCTCCGCTTACAACTTCATCTTCTACTGTATTGATCGATGGTTTGGGTGCCGGTCGTATAGGAGATATATACACTACCGATAACATTATAATTGTCGGTAGCCCTAACGTATTCATAGGATAATTGAATATGGCCAGTATATCGAGAGCGGATTTATATACACAACCACAAAAAACACCAGATATATTTTCCGATTTTTTGAACGATTTTCGCGCACATCCAATAACGGGCGATGTTGCTAGAATACGCAACGAAAATTCAATAAAACAATCCATAAAAAATTTAGTATATACCAATTATGGTGAAAGATTCTTTCAACCATCTATAGGTTCGCATGTTATGGGATCGCTATTTGAAATGGCAGATTCTATAACGGCGGACGATTTGGCATTTCATATACAGCAGACATTGCAAAATTGCGAACCAAGAATTCATGTATTGAATGTCGTGGCAGTGGCAGACGCAACACAACAAACTGTGGTAGTAAATATAGTTTTCTCTATAATAAATACAACAACCATACAAAACGTAGATATATTGTTGAAAAGAGTTAGATAATCCATGGCAAATACTTCTCTCAATCTAGTATCGCTGGATTTCGATACAATCAAAGCAAATTTGATAAACTATCTTTCCAGTCAACCTACATTTCAGGATTATAACTTTGCAGGTTCCAATCTGAATGTGTTGATAGATTTGCTTTCATACAATACTTCGTTGAATGCATTCTATTTGAATATGATTGCGTCTGAAATGTTTTTGGATTCCGCTCAATTGAGGTCTTCTGTAGTATCTCGTGCCAAGGAATTGAATTATACTCCAAGGTCTTATAAATCGTCTACTGCTATAGTCAATGCAGTATTTCCACAACCAAATCCTCCGCTTTCTATATTCAATATACCGGCAGGTACAAGCTTCAGTGGAAAAAACGCAAACGGAAGTTATACATTTACTACTGACAATAACATATATTTGTATCCTTCAAACAATCAATTTCAAGCAAATTTGCAAATATACGAAGGTTCATATGCAACCGATTCGTTTGTTATGAATTATGGAATAGAAGGTCAGCAATTCATTCTGTCCAATATGAATGTCGATACAAGCACGATCAGCGTAGTATCTGTAGAAAACAATGGCGCAAACAATATTCAATATCAACATGCATCCAGTTTATTCAATGTTTCAAATACTTCTCCTGTATTTTTTGTTCAGGCAGTTTCCGATACATCGTGGGAAATAGTTTTTGGCGATAATGCATTCGGCAGAACGCCATTGGATGGATCGACTATACTTGCAACATATAGAATGACAAGTGGCACAGATGGAAATGGATGTTCGAATTTTTCAATCAATACAAATTTGGGCCCAGCAAATGGTTTGTCTACAGCGCCCAATTATACATTGACGGTTTTGGCAAATTCATACAATGGATCGAATGCTGAAAGTATAGAATCGATACGATACAATGCTCCCAGAGCATATCAAGTTCAGGAAAGAGCAATAACGACAAGAGATTATGAAACTTTAGTGTTGCAAAATTATGCAGATGCAGCCGCTGCACATGCATTTGGTGGAGAAACTGTAAGTGGATCTGTCGATTACGGAAAAGTATACGTTGCTGTAATGTCTCAATCGGGTGTTCCATTTTCTGGAATAGAAAAATTGGATATTCAAACATTTTTATCTGACAAATGTACGATAGGAATAACACCAATAGTTATAGACCCGGATTATTTGTATTTGGAAATAACTTCCTCTGCTACATTCGATTCTAATGCCACGACAAATTCTATAGTAGATATAGAAACTTCGATATCCAATGCAATTCAAACGTTCAATAATGCAAATTTGATAGGATTCAATAAAGTTTTCAGTTTATCTAGATTGGAAGAAGCTATAAACGGCGCTGAATCAAGTATCAGCAGCAATCAAACAACAACAATCATGCGAAAAGATATAGTTCCTTCGTTGAATACTCCTACATCTATCAATATATCGTATGGAAATCCTATAGTAGCAGGTTCCTTTTCATCTACAGTATTTGTCAGCGAAAACAGACAATATATGTATACGGATTATAATCCAAACAACAATACATTCACATTAGTTCAAAATTCTGGCGGCGGTGTTTCAGTTGTAAATTCTACAAATACCGTATATCTTCAAGATGTTACAAATCCATCGGCACAAAATTATACCGCTGTCGGAACAATCGATTATTCAATGGGAACAATCTCTTTATCTCAAATAACTATAACTGGTTTGGGTGATACTCAATCTCCATCGATTCAGTTTACAGCAACTCCAGCAGAACAAGATATATCTGTAAACGGAAATGTAGTAGTTCAAATAGATTTATCCAATCTCAATATTTCTGCAAATCCTTTGAGTTCATAATATGTCGATAGAAAAAACAATATCGCCATTTATACAAAAACAATTTCCTTCTTTTTATAATACTGAAGGTCCAAATTTCATTGCATTTGTTCAGGCATATTACGAATGGATGGAATCGAATCAACAAACTCTTTATTATGCAAGGTCTTTACCAGATTTAGCGGATGTTGATCGCACATTGGATTCATTTTTAGAACATTTCAGAACAGAATATCTGAATGCATTTCCAACAAATGCTGTTATAGATAAAAGACTCATGGTAAAACATGCTTTGGAATTGTATAGATCCAAAGGAACTCCTCGTGCATATCAACTTTTGTTTAGATTGTTATTCAATGAAGATATAGAAATAAATGCGCTTGGAAATTATCTGTTTACGGCTTCAGAAGCATCGTGGGTAGTTCCAAAATATATAGAAGTTTCCGATAGCCCATTTTTACCGCTTTTGGTAAAACAGCAAATATACAACACAAGCAAAACCGCTACAGCAATAGTAGAATCGGTAGCAAGAAAAAATATAAACAATAAGATTGTAAATTTATTGTATATAACTTCTCCGGATGGAAGATTCAAATATGGCGAAAAAATTCTCTGTGAAACTATTTCGACTTTAAATCCATCGAATGCACCAACGGTGCTTGGTTCTTTGACTGCTATTGCAATTGAAAACGGCGGATTGGGATTTTCTGTCGGCGATATACTTTCTGTGCAAGGAACTGGATATGGAGCAAAAGCAAGAGTTGCTGCTACAATAAATGAAAATGGTCGTGTTACATTCAATTTATTGAATGGTGGTTCTGGATTCAATT